TTACCATTACTAAAGTTACACTCCAAGAGTGTATTTAATTATATAGAATCAGGTACTGCAGAGGTGTACGGCTCATTGAGCGGTTTTAAAACTGCTCATAAATCTAGAGTTTGTCCCACTATTATGCGCCCGTTCTTTTTGAAAAATGGATATAGCGTCAATTATGTCAAACCCAATTTGGGGGGTTGGCAACCGTGGCGTATTGCCGCCACAGATTTGGTTTCACCGGTAGTTGCATTTGATGTTGCACTGGTGAGAGCATGTGCCATGTCGTATTGTGATACTATTGTCAAGCGTATAGGCAAGGATCACATTTCTGAAATCGTTCATAAATATGATCAGTTTACGGCAATAAATGGTGCACCTGGAGTGGCTTATGTTGATAAGATCAATCGTACTACTTCAGCAGGATACCCTTATTACAAGCAGAAACGTCATTTTTTAATAGATTTGCCGCCTCAACATGGTTTGGATGAGCCAGTGGGCATTAATGAAGAATTACAATCTCGTGTTGATGCAGTGCGTGAACGGTATAATCAAGGTTTGCGATATAAACCAATTTTTGTCGCATCTTTGAAAGATGAACCTATTACACCTGAAAAAGCCGCTTTAGGCAAAATTAGAGTTTTTGGTTCAGCTCCTGTTGATTGGATTATAGTGGTCCGTCAGTATTTGCTATCTTTTGTGCGTTTGATGCAGAATAACAAATTTGACTTTGAGTGCGCTATTGGCACAGTAGCGCAATCAGGTGAATGGTCTGAATTATATAATTTTATAACTTTGCACGGTGAAGATACAATCGTTGCCGGTGATTTTAAAAAATTTGATAAACAGATGTCACCTGTTTTTATACAAGCAGCTTTTTCAGTTATTTCTGCAATATGCCAGTTATCTGGTAATTATGATGATCAAGACATAGCGGCTATTAAAGCAATAGGCGTTGACACAGCATTTCCGTTAATGGATTTTAATGGTGATTTGGTTCAATTTTACGGATCAAATCCTTCTGGTCATTCATTAACTGTCGTAATAAATTCTATTGTTAATAGTATTTATATGCGATATGTTTTTGTGCAACTATTTTATAAAAATAATGACACGCAATTGTCACCCATTGAAGTTTTATCTTTATTTAGAGCGAATGTTTCGTTATTGACATATGGTGACGACAATATTATGGGGGTTGATAAAACTATTCCGTGGTTTAATCATACTTCTATATCAAAAGTGTTTGGCGAAATGGGTATTGGTTACACTATGGCTGACAAGTCAGCCGAGAGTGTACCATACATTCATATTAGTCAGGCATCTTTTTTGAAAAGAACTTGGGTTCTCAATAAAACCCTAGGATACCATTTTGCTCCTTTGGACCATGATTCAATTGAGAAGATGTTAACCACATGGGTCGCTTCGGATTCCATTTCTTCAGAACACCAGTGCATTAGTGTACTGGCTTCTGCCATTCGTGAGTACTTTTTCTATGGTAAAGAAATTTACAATGAAAAATTAGAATTATTTAAGAAATTAGTTACTCACCTTAAGTTGGAGCCTTTCGTGGTAAAATCGACGTTGCCACCTTATAATATTTTAGAGGCTCGTTACATGGTTAATACTAGTCGAATACTTGGAGTCGATGTGGACGATCGATTTCAAAGATTGTTGGATTCGGATACAGAAGTCAAGTTTGATATAACTTCCTTCGCTTTCCGATCTAGTGATCAATAATTTGTCTATTTTGGGCTTATGTGGCAAAGTCCTTTAAACCAAAATGCCTCCGCATTGAGTAGTTACTGCTAATACTCTATTATTACTATAAACTTGTGAGAGTTTTAGAGAATGGACTTAATGTGAAATTCACCTGGGTGTATCCCAAATATTGTTTTTACAGTAAGGTTAAGATTGAACAATTTTATTGTTTAGGTGGAGCCTAATAGTTAATAGTGATGTTCTGTTAGTTTGAGTTGACTACAGAATTTATATATGACTCGCTACAACAAAATTACCAACTTTAAAAGAGGTTGTCATTTACTCAGGTAAAACAAGTGACGAACAAAATCTTGTATTGGATTTGCAAGATTTTTCCATCCAATCTGGCGATACTAACACTACTGAAGATGTTGTTCCTCAATCTGAGGCACCTGAAGCAGGTTTAGTGGTATTTGCTGAGGAGGAAGAAGGAGAGAAATTAGAAATTAAAAGCAATATGTATATTGAAAGATCTATTCAACCTAAAAACATTGAACTTGCTAAATTTCTATCTCGTCCTGTTCCCATTGCTACATACACGTGGCAATTGGGAAATTCGATTCGTGAAACATTTAGACCTTGGTTTTTATTCATGAATCAAACTTCAATTAAGAAACGTTTAGATAATTATCATCTATTTCAGGGGAAATTGCATTTAAAATTTATTATTAACGCTACACCTTTTTATTATGGGTGTGCTATGGTCTATTATAGACCAAATTTAGACATCCCCTCATCACCTGTTACGGAAAATACTTTGCCAATTACGGCATCGCAGTTACCTAGGGTGTTTCTATATCCTGCCCAAAATAAAGGCGCCACAATGGTGTTGCCTTATATTTATCATAAGGAGTGGCTAAATCTTAACAGTGCGACAGATGTTCAGAACATGGGTCAAATGTTTATACAAGAGGTTGCACTCCTTCGGTCCGCCAGCGCAGGGACTAGGCCTATAACGATTACTGTATATGCCTGGTTAGAAGATTATCAATTATCTGGACCAACTTTTGAGTTAGCTTTGCAGTCAGGAACTACTGACGAGTATGGTGATGGTATTGTTTCAAAACCAGCATCAGCTATTGCTCGTGCAGCTGGAATGTTAGAAGATGTACCTATTATAGGAACTTTTGCAACAGCTACTCGTATTGGTGCTTCTGCTGTGTCTTCAGTAGCCAAGTTATTTGGTTTTACTGATGTTCCAGTTTTAGATGAGGTTCATTCTATGAAACCTGAACCATTTCCACATATGGCCGCGACCGATATAGGTGCGTCTATTAATAAATTAACATTAGATTCGAAGAATGAACTTTCTATAGATTCTAACATTGTTGGAGTGGATTCTGGTGATGAGCTTTCGATACATAGTCTTGTTTCACGTGAGGTTTTGCTCACAGATTTTACATGGACTACAGCTGATGCACCAAATGATAGATTATTCAATATACGAGTAACACCGGATTTAAAAGATATCTCTGAACAATTAACAACTTTTACATTTGATCCCACACCACTTTGGTTAGTCCAAAAAATGTTTTCATTTTGGCGTGGTGATCTGGAATATCGCTTTCGGATAATTTGTTCAAAGTATCATCAAGGACGTATAAGAATATCATGGTCACCAAATGGAGAATTGGGTAGTGTAACTAATACTACAACTGAAGTTTTTACAAAAATTATTGATATCTCCACAACCACTGATTTCACAATACGTGTTCCTTATATGCAACCTACAGCATTTCTTGAGACAAGTGATACCACTACTCAACAATGGGATGCTGTAAATGCTTTAACCCCCACGCCTTTGAATGCTAATGGTATTATAACCGTTAGAGTATTGAATGAATTAACAGCACCATCAGATGCGGCTTCTGTCGATATTCTGGTGTTTGTTAAAGGCACTGAATCTTTGGAATTTATGACGCCTAAGTCAATTTCTTTTGGTGGTACATTATCACCATTTCAGGTTCAAAGTGGTACGGTTTATGATGATCCGGATATTAATGAAGAACATGAGATGGCTATTGAGCCCATACCCACCAATCCCAACATCAATTTGATATATGGTGGTGAGTGTGTAAAATCATTAAGAACTTTATTGCGTAGATCAGTGCGTTATCGCACGGTTCACGCTGCTTCTTCATTAACAGGGGCTGGTTTAATTGGAACCACAACTATTGGTATGAATCGATTACCTATTTTTCCAGGATTTGATCCAAACGGAGTTAATACAGCTATAGGCCCAGTTGCTGGTGCCGCTAGACCATTTAATTGGGTATCATATACACCTATGGCCTTTTTAGGTCAATGCTTTTTGGCTTGCAGAGGATCCGTTATTTACACAGTTTCTCCATTAAATTCTGCTTTAGCCAGTGAGATGGGAATTTCACGTCCCAGTGAATTATCAGTCGTTTCGGCTGCTAATTATTTGGGAATTAATTCACAATCAGTAGCATCTAATGCTGCTGTAGCTTCTGGTACTAGTATAATGCGTCCCGCATTACCGGGTCGTGCCATGACTAGCAACAGAACCATGACAGGTGTTACAGCATTGGTACCTTTTTATTCCAAATTTAAATATCGAGGATATGATCCTTCAACTGCTGTATTGGGATCAGCATCAGATTTTTCTTTTGTTGATACCGTTTTCATCGATACTATTCACACACCGGCTTCGAGTATTGCTCCAAATGGGCAGTATGCTTCTGGTAATGCGTATAATATTTATGTCTCTGCTGGAACTGACTTTACATTTAATTTCTTTTTATTCGTACCTAGAATATATAAGTATAAAGATAACCCCGTTGCTTAATATTCTTAATCTATCTCAGACCGAAATGTCATTAAACTAGCTTAGACCGAAATGTCATAAAACTATTATTTAAAACTCACGTGTGCGGTGCGTGAGTCTTGCAAATAGTCACACCTGTTGGTGTTGGTGTACATGCAAGTTTGACGTAAGTTACCGTGGAACGCCTCTACGACGCTATATCCCACCGATTGATAAAATTGGGGGCCAGTAGGTTTTTTAGATTCCACGGTAACGTGGATGACTTTTTCCTATTGCGGGCGCCGCAAGCTTTTCACAGTAACTTAGACATGTAGTCGCAGG